AAAGGATATTTGCTACGGTTTTACATTTTTTCATTACATCTACTCCATGAACTGTTTTGTCCTACTAATTATATAATACGCGCAAGCTTGCTGAAAGGAGGATGAGTCTTGCCAAGAAAACCTAAAAGACCGTGTTCTTATCAAGGCTGTCCGAACCTAACTGACGGCAGGTTTTGTGAGGAACACTTAAAACAAGAGAACCTGCGCTACGAAAAATACGAGCGACCTTATGATGCTCACAAACGTTACGGCAGAGCATGGCAGAAAGTAAGGGACTCTTATGTGAGAGAGCATCCTTTCTGTGAGCTTTGCTTTAAGAACCATATGCTTGTGCCTGTTGAGCAGGTTCATCATATTAAACCGATTGCTGAAGGCGGAACGCATGAGAGGAATAATCTTATTTCTCTATGCAAATCCTGTCACTCTAAAATTCACGCTAAGCGTGGAGATCGCTGGCATAACAAATAAAAACCACCCCAGGGGCGGTCAAAATCTCTAAAAACCCATTCCCCGGGGAACGGGCGCAGGGTCTCGTGTGCAAAAACAGCGAAATCAAAAGGGTAATAGGGAAAAACAGACACGAAAAATTTTTTAATAGTTAAAACTCGCGTGGGAAGGAGGTGGAAAGTTTGCCTACAAAATCAAATAATATCGGCGGTCGTGGCGGCAGACGCGTAGGTGCCGGGCGGAAAAAGAAAGCGGTTGTTGAAAAAGCGAGTGAAGGAAACCCCGGTGGCAGGCCTTTAAGCGTGCTTGATATTCCAGAGCTTGAAGGTACTGAAATGCCTGTCCCTCACGAGTTTTTATCCGCCACACAAAAAGACGGTACTCAGCTTCAGGCTAGAGAAATTTTCGCTGAAACGTGGAAGTGGCTAAAAGACATTGGTGTGAGCAGTAAAGTGCCATCTCCTCTTATTGAACGGTATGCGATGAGCTGTGCTCGTTGGATTCAATGCGAGGAAGTAACCAGTAAACTCGGGTTTCTTTCCAAGCATCCAACCACAGGTAAACCGATACCATCGCCTTTTATCAATATTGGTATTAACTACATGAATCAGGCGGTCAGGCTTTGGAATGAGATTTTCCAGATTGTGAAAGAAAACTGTTCGACTGAGTTTGATGGTGTTTCACCTCAAAACGATTTAATGGAACGCCTGCTTTTAACACGTAAAAAATTATAAGGAGAAAAATTATGATAGAAAAAGTAAATCCAAGTCACCCGGACAAGATTGCGGATTGTATTGCCGGAGCAATTGTTGATCTTGCTTACAAGCTGGATGAGAACCCGAAGATTGCTGTTGAAGTGATGCTCGGGCATGGTAAGTGTGCCGTGTGTATTGAAAGCACGGTGATGTTTAAGTTTAAGGATATTAAAAATATTATCCACCGTTTAAGCCCTGGGAAAGTAAAGATTGATATTACGGTCGTGCCACAGGATAAGCATTTAAGCCAAAACCAGGATGGTATGGTTCGCTGTGGCGATAACGGGATTTTTAAAGGCGTACCACTAACAGACGAACAGAAGAAACTTTCTGCTATTGCTCGAAAGGTTTATGAAAAGTATCCGTATGACGGCAAGTATGTTCTTGATGGTGAAAAGCTTATCATCTGCCAGTCTCACGCTAAACGAGAAGACTTATTGAAAGACTATCCGAATGCGTTTGTTAATCCTTTAGGCGATTGGACGGGTGGTATCAACGTGGATACGGGAGCGGTTAACCGAAAACTCGGGTCAGACATGGCAGACGCTGTTACGGGCGGCGGCCTTCATGGTAAAGATCTTACGAAAGCTGACGTGTCGGTTAATATTTACGCGTTTTTGAAAGCACAGGAAACCGGTCGGGTGGTTGAGTTTTCTTGCGCTATCGGAGATGAAATGGTTGATGGTAAACCGTATTCGCAGATTGTGAAAATTGCGAAAGATTATATTGACTCGGTGGGTGGTTTTGAAAAGCTGGCTTGCTGGGGTCTTTTCTAACGGGAGGAAAGCTTATGGAAAAAGAAATGCAGTATTATTTGGCTGACGTAAGTGAGCTTATCCCGTATGTGAGAAACGCTCGCACACACTCTGAGGCGCAGGTATCTCAGATAGCGGCAAGTATTCGTGAGTTTGGTTTCCTATCCCCGATTCTGGTGGCTGAGGATAATACGATTCTCGCAGGGCATGGTAGGCTTGCCGCGGCATTAAAACTGGGTCTTAAAAAAGTTCCGTGTGTGAAAGAAAATCATTTAACTGAAACACAAAAGCGTGCTTATATTATTGCGGATAATAAGCTTTCACTTAACGCAGGCTGGGACAATGAGCTTTTAGCAGTCGAGTTATCGGAGCTTGAAGGAGCTGATTTTAACCTTGATCTTCTCGGGTTTGACGAGGCGGAGCTTTCTGGTATTTTTGATGCTGATAAAGACGTAAGCGATGATGATTTTGATGTTGAAAAAGAATTGGAAGAACCGTGTTTTTCTAAAACAGGTGACATATGGACGCTTGGTAAGCATCGTATTATTTGCGGTGATTCAACCGATTCTTCTACATTTGAAAAATTACTCGGTGAAACAAAGGTAAATCTTGTTTGCACGGACGCACCTTATTTCGTAAACCTTGAAAACGCGTCAGGGAAAATTAAAAACGATGATTTAAGCGATAAAGAAGGCTACGAGTTTTTAATGAAAGTTTTTACCAACTTCAAAAACTCTATGGCAGCTGACGCGTCTATTTACGAATTTTACGCGACCATGAAAGCGCGTGTTTTCTACGATGCTTTTGAGGACGCGGGTTTTAAGGTGGCGGCAGGTTTAATTTGGAAAAAGCCAAGAGCACCGCTTATGCGAACGGACTGGAAGTTTAACATGGAGCCGATTATTTACGGTTGGCGTAAAGACGGTAAACATAAGTGGTATGGCGATCAAAAACAGACAGCCGTGTTTGAATTTGACGGGATTAAAAACTCGAAGGAAGAAGGCTGTGGGCATCCTTCCAGTAAGCCCGTGCCGCTGATTGCTTATCTTATTAAACAAAGCACGCAAACAAACAGTGTTGTGTTAGACGGGTTTTTAGGCTCAGCATCTACGCTTATAGCTTGTGAACAGATTGGCAGAGTTTGTTTTGGAGTGGAGCTTGAACCTAAATTCATTGACGTTGCGGTTAAACGGTATATGAAGTTTCACGATGATAAAACCAAGGACGTGCTTCTTATACGAGATGGGAAACAGTATAGCTTTAAGCAGGCAATTGAAATGATGAAAGAGGCTGGCGATGAGTAAAACACTTACACTCGCCAGCCTTTTTGATGGCTCGGGCGGTTTTCCTTTAGCGGCTACGCTTACAGGGATTAAACCTTTATGGGCAAGTGAAATCGAGCCGTTTCCTATAAGAGTTACCACTAAAAGATTGCCTTATGTTAAGCATTTAGGTGATGTATCAAAGATTAAAGTCGATACTGTGGATGCGGTTGATATTATCACGTTTGGAAGCCCCTGTCAGGACATGTCGATTGCAGGTAAACGGGCAGGTCTTAGCGGTTCTCGCTCGAACCTGTTTTTTGAAGCGGTTCGGATTATTAAAGAGATGAGGAGGAAAACAGGTGGACAAAAACCAAGATATATCGTTTGGGAGAACGTTCCGGGAGCGTTTTCCTCAAATAAAGGAGAAGACTTCGAGAAAGTTATCAAAGAAATCTGTGCTGTCAAAGGACATTCGTTTAATGCTCCTAGACCTGAAAAATGGAGCAGTGCAGGACTTGTCATGGCAGAAGATTTCTCACTCGCATGGCGGGTACTTGATGCTTCATACTTCGGAGTACCCCAGAGAAGAAAACGTATCTTTCTTGTCGCAGATTTTGATGGACAAAGTGCCGGAAAAATATTATTTGAGCAAGAAAGCCTGCCTGGGGATTTTACGGCGAGCAGAAAGCCGTGGCAAGAAACTGCCGGATATTCTAAAACAGGCACTGGTGATGCAATCGAAAGATACTGTTTAAACGATCAGGGCGGAAGCAGAATGGACGTGTTTGAAAACAAAAGCGGCACGCTTACAGCAAGCGTGGGAAACCATCCACCGCTCGTGTTTGAAAATCACGGACAGGACTCACGGTATAAAGGTCCTCTTAGCGTGTCTCAAACCGTGCTTTCAACGTTTGGAACAGGTGGGAATAATCAGCCTTTTGTGGTTTGTGATAAAACCTGTTTTGATGTTCGTTTAACATCACTCAACACGAAAAACAAGCGTGCTAACGTGTATGAAACGAAACTGGCAAGAACAATTAACACAGGGCTAAACTCGCCTGAAGCTAATCAAGGCGGTCTTGCAATAGTGTACTCTACGAGTAAAAACTCGCATCACACGAATGCTCGGGCTGAAATGACAGACACGCTTGTGGCAAGTGACTATAAAGATCCTCCTGTCGTAAACGATATGAATGAGGATAAATACTATGTGGTTAGACGTTTAACACCGAAAGAGTGTGCAAGACTGCAGGGTTTTCCTGACTGTTGGTGTGATAGTCTTCAAACGGAAAATCCGAGCGATGAAGAGCTTATCTTTTGGCAGGATGTGTTTGAAACACATCGAAAACTAGTCACGAACGCCTGTAAGCCGAAAAGTAAAAATCAGATAATCAAATGGCTTAAAAATCCTCACACTGATTCGGCAGAATACAAGATGTGGGGCAACGGCGTGGCACTTCCCTGCGTGTATTTCGTTCTTAAAAATATCGCTTATTTTCAGGGAAAAGAAAGCACATAAGACTTGCTAAATATCTTCTTTAGAGTGATGTATATACACAAGGAAAAACCTAAAGGAGGTATTAAAATGAGCTTAGAATATGGTTTAAAAGGTTCTAAAAGAAAACCACTCATACAAGCAATAGAAGATTTAACAGGTCTTAAAGCCGTGTATCTGAAAACTCCCAGCATGGCTTACAAGATAGGTCCTTTCACAGTTGGTAAAACTGGGACAGTAACATCTACGGATGCTGAAGACCTAAAGGATCTAAAACAAATACTTGAGGGCGACTATGGTATACGCCTTCCTAAAACACAAGATGAAAGCACACGCATGCTTACAGTCGAGTTTCCAAAAGATAAGCTTGATGTGACTAAGCTTAGAAAAATCATCAAAAACAAGGGTGATTTAATCAAAAAAGCACTCGATATGACAAGCCTTGAAATAGAAGAAAACGATGAAACAGTTAGTTTCCCCTGGCTTAAAGATGTAAGCCAAGATCATATGGATACTTACATGAAGCTTATTTTGGCTCTTTGCAAAATGAGCTTGGAAGTAAAACATGTGAATGAAACTAAACATAAGCCGGTTAACGATAAGTATGCCTTCAGATGTTTTCTTCTTAGACTCGGGTTTATAGGAGACGAGTTTAAACAAGACAGGAAAATTATGCTTTCCCGTTTAGAAGGGTCCTGTGCTTTTAGAAACGGGGGTGAGCGTAATGCTGTATTCGAGTGAAGACCAGGCGTACGTGTTGAGTGAAGACTGTACTACAGGTTCTTTGGTTGAAGAAATTTTCGCGATTTTAGAGCAAGAGAACGAGGTTTTTGTAAAAGCATGTTTGACTGTGGTAGATGATTTTTGGGTGATGATTATTTCCGCATGATTTTAGAAACGTTTAACGGTTTTTAAGAGTAAAAAAATTAGCGAAAACTGGGGGAAAAACGTGTAAATACCCGGTGTTTCTTGGCTTAAAAGCTTGCTATTGCGCGCTTTTAGAGTGATATATAGTACTAGCAAAAACACGTGCGCAAAGGAGAAAACCTGTGAAAAAAGAAATTTTACAAAACCTCGCAAACGAAGTTAAAACATGCAGACGCTACGCACTAAACGCAGTCAAAAAAGCTGAAGAAGGGAAAATTAGTTCGGCTATCAGCATGCTCGACATCGCGCAAACAGCAAAAACCTGCGCCAGTAAAGCTCACGAGGAGCTTTGGAAGGCAAGCGAAGGAAAACTAAACGATACGGAGTTTCAACTGTTTGCGGATGCTGAAACCTTGGACAAGGATATTCAAAAAGCGTATCAAGCGATTCAACAAGAAAGAAGCTAAAAGAAAGGGGGGATAGTCAGCCATAGGGTTGGAAGGCTGGAGAAAAATCGTGGAATTATCCGCGATTTTTTCTCGTTTATGGCTTGCTATTATGTGCTTTTAGAGTGATATATAGTATCAGCAAAAAACACAGAAAAAGGAGAAAAAATCATGTGGGAACAAGATACGCTTAAAGTTGAAGATCAGGTTGTAAGCTACAGTATGAAGGTTTTTGAAGAGCCAAGCGAATATGGGATTAACCAAGGGCGAATTTCCAAGCTTACTTTGAAAAACAATAACAAGGTTATCGCAAACTATGATAGAGGCTGGGATATGATGCCAACAAGCAAGCTTGCAAACGAGGCTTTAGAAATGATCCTTGACGCAAGAAACTAAAAACTTTAAGTTTAGTTAAAAGTAGCAGGGCTTTTAAGGCCCTGTTTCTCGTAGGAAAGATAAGGAAATGATGTGGGCGCAAGTAAGCGTCTTTTTTTATGCCTAAAGAAAGGAGGAGCTTAAGTTGGAAAAATACGAGGTTACTAAGTTTAAAAAAGAAGATTCAACGTATAGTAAGGATTTAGCGGATTATGCCGTGAGTTTTATCGAATGTTTAACACACACGAAAGGAACGTGGGCTGGTAAGCCTTTTAAGCTCCTAGCCTGGCAGGAGCAGATTATCAGGGACTTGTTTGGCGTGGTGAAACCGAATGGTTACCGTCAGTTTAATACCGCGTATATTGAGATACCTAAGAAAATGGGTAAAAGTGAGCTTGCTGCTGCAGTAGCCTTGCTTTTATGCTGTGGGGATAATGAGGAGCGTGCCGAGGTTTATGGTTGTGCGGCGGACCGTCAGCAGGCAACGATCGTGTTTGATGTGGCGGCGGACATGGTTAGAATGTGTCCGGCTCTTAATCGTAGGGTTAAAATTTTAGCTTCGCAAAAACGTATTATTTTCCTACCAACTAACAGTTTCTACCAAGTGTTGTCGGCTGAAGCGTACTCTAAACACGGGTTTAACATTCACGGTGTCGTGTTTGATGAGCTTCACACGCAGCCAAACCGTAAACTTTTTGACGTGATGACTAAAGGCTCCGGGGACGCTCGCATGCAGCCACTGTATTTTCTGATTACCACGGCTGGTACGGATACGCATTCGATCTGCTATGAGACGCATCAGAAAGCAGTGGATATTCTCGAGGGCAGGAAAATTGATCCAACTTTTTACCCCGTGATTTATGGTGCAAAAGATTCGGATGATTGGACGGATCCTAAGGTGTGGAAGAAAGCTAATCCTTCTCTTGGAGTGACGGTTCAAATGGAGAAAGTTAAAGCTGCTTTCGAGTCAGCCCGGCAAAATCCTGGTGAAGAGAATGCTTTCCGTCAGCTTCGTCTTAACCAGTGGGTGAAACAGTCTATTCGTTGGATGCCGATGGAAAAATGGGATGCTTGCGGTTTTCAGGTGAACGAGGAAGAACTTGAGGGCAGGGTTTGCTACGGGGGTCTTGACCTTTCAAGCACTACCGATCTTACGGCTTTTTCGCTTGTGTTTCCGCCTTTAGATGAGTCGGATAAGTTTCGTATCCTACCTTATTTTTGGGTGCCTGAAGACACACTTACCCTTCGAGTGAATCGTGATCATGTGCCTTATGACGTGTGGGAAAAACAAGGGTTTATTAAGACTACGGAAGGAAACGTTGTTCACTATGGGTTTATTGAAAAATTCATCGAAACTTTAGGTGAACGTTTCAATATTCGTGAGATTGCTTTCGACCGTTGGGGTGCGGTGCAAATGGTGCAAAACCTTGAAAACATGGGGTTTACCGTGGTTCCGTTCGGACAAGGGTTCAAGGATATGAGTCCGCCTACCAAGGAGCTTATGAAGCTTGTGCTCGAGCAGAAAATCGCACACGCAGGGCATCCGGTGCTTCGCTGGAATATGGATAACATTTTCATCCGCACTGATCCTGCAGGAAACATTAAATGCGATAAGGAAAAATCAACCGAGAAAATCGATGGTGCTATAGCCACCATTATGGCGCTTGACCGTGCTATAAGATGCGGTAACGCGAACACTCAAAGCGTGTATGACAATCGCGGGATTTTGTTTATGTAGGAGGTGACAATGAACATTTTTAGCAGACTATTTAAATCAAGAGATAAGCCTGAAAACAGGATGTTAGGCGGTGGTTATCGTTTCTTAATGGGTACGTCCTCGTCGGGTAAGAGGGTGAATGAGCGTTCGGCGATGCAGATGACGGCAGTTTACTCGTGTGTGCGTATCCTGTCTGAAGCGGTGGCGAGTCTGCCGCTTCACGTGTATGAGCGGACGAGTACGGGTACGGCTAAAGCGATTAAACATCCTTTATATAAGGTGCTTCATGATGAGCCGAATCTTGAAATGACAAGCTTCGTGTTTAGAGAAACTTTGATGACGCATCTACTGTTATGGGGTAATGCTTACGCGCAGATTATTCGAAACGGTAAAGGCGAGGTTTTAGGCTTATACCCTTTAATGCCTGATCGTATGAGAGTTGACCGGGATGAGAGTGGTCAAATTTTTTACGAGTATACGTTAAATGATAGTGATGTTTTAGCGGGTAAAGAAACGAGTGTGAAACTTAAACCTTTTGACGTGCTTCATATTCCCGGTCTTGGTTTTGACGGTCTTGTTGGCTATTCGCCTATTGCGATGGCAAAAAACGCTATCGGTATGGCGATAGCTACGGAAGAGTATGGTGCATCGTTTTTCGCTAACGGTGCTACACCAAGTGGAATCTTGGAATACCCCGGTACAGTGAAAGATCCTCAAAGTATGAGGGATAGTTGGAATAAGGGGTTCTCGGGTTCTAACTCGCATAAGATAGCGATTTTAGAGGAAGGCATGAAGTATACGCCTATTTCTATTTCGCCTAACGAAGCACAGTTTCTTGAAACTCGTAAGTTTCAGATTAACGAGATTGCTCGTATTTTTAGAGTCCCACCACACATGGTTGGTGATTTAGAAAAGTCGAGTTTTTCTAATATTGAGCAGCAGTCGTTGGAGTTTGTGAAATACACGCTGGATCCTTGGGTGGCGCGTTTTGAACAGTCTATTACGAGGCGGCTTTTTACTGATAAGGAGAAAGAAACTTATTATGTGAAGTTTAACGTGGATGGTCTTCTTCGAGGAGACTATCAGAGTCGTATGAATGGTTATGCTACCGCTCGTCAAAACGGTTGGATGAGCGCGAACGATATTAGACAGTTAGAAAACTTGGATAAGATTCCCGCCTGTGAGGGTGGTGACTTGTATTTGATTAACGGTAACATGCTCCCGCTTAACCGTGCTGGAGCGTTCACTGTAATTGGTAGAAATAAGTTAGGTGATTAAGATGAATTTGTGTCTTGATAATATTAATATAACATGTTATATTAATATTATTATAGTATAACTGTTTAGACAGTGGATGAATCATTTAGGCAACGAAGACATAACGAATTATCTTAACGTTAAGCGAAAAATAGAATTTAATCTCTATGGATACTTAGCTAAGATAATATCCTACACTATGAGAGTATACAACAAATTAATAATAGCAGAAAGGATGGAATAATTTATGTGACATTATAAAAAAAATCATAAAATGTACAAGAATAGTGATCATTCGAGATAAAATCTGATTAATCTCAATCTTAGTTAAAGATGTTGTTTTTAAGGAGGTGCTTACAAATGATTAGAAAAAGAAAGATGTTATCAGCAATAACCACTTATGTAATGGTTGTTGGAATGTTGTTTTTCACATCCAATTCTGTTGCTTATGCGTATACTTTATCTCAACCAAAATCGTTTTATGATAGTATTTCATGGACATGGTTTTATAGCGATAAGGCTACGCCAGCATATAATTGTCTAGGATTTGCAACTGGTAGTATGACGTACGAATGGCCTAGTGACTTTGGTGATGATGGTGCTACTAAAGCGCAATTGGATAATTATCTGGCAAAGAAAGGTTATAGACCTTATAAATATGATCCATTTATTCTAGCGTATGGTCATTCTCCTGATAAAATTGTTCATTTTGCAAAGGTTACTGGTCTTAAGTGGTGCCGTGCTAAATGGGGACAATTGGAGCTGTTTAACCATGGTAGTCATGATCCTTATTACCCTAATTCTGTTTATGGTTCTTTGCAACACAAATACACTGCGAATTAGAATTCTAGGAGGTGTAATACTATGTCTAAGAAAAAAATGTATATTTCGCTAGGAACTTTACTTTTATTGGTTCTATTTGTATTTACTGGAATTTTTATTATTGGAAATAATCCAGCATCAAAGAATAGTGGGAATATAGCTCATAAATTGATGCCAGTAAACGTAGCTTATGCTGAAACGTTAGATGATATAAAGGGATCCATGAATAAGTTGATGGTGGAATTAGAAACTGAGACGAAGACTAATCCACAAGTGGCTATGCAGGCACATCCAGGAAAGTTTATTAGGAATTCTAAAAACTATCAAAGAATATTGAAACTGGGACTGAAGGCAATTAAACCTCTTTACGATGCTATTTATGATAGTAGAGATGCTGGATGCTATGA